GTAACACTTGATGCTTATGGGCATGTAACAGGGTTAGCTACAGCTACAGAAACAGTTACGAACACTAACACAACTTACAGTGGTGGTGATGGTATTACTTTGTCAGGTACAACTTTTAACATAGACCAAGATTTACGTGGACACGTTGCTGAAATCGGTTTAGACGGCAATGACTACATCGCTATTGGCACAACATCTATCGACTTCCGTTTAGATGGCAACCTAGACATGCGTCTTGAAAACGATGGTGACTTACACGTTGATGGTAACGTTGTTGCTTACTCTACAACTACTTCTGATGAGCGTCTAAAGAAAGACATCGTTAAGATAGACAATGCCTTAGATAAAGTATCACAGCTAAGTGGTTACACATTTGAATACCTAGCTGATGGCAAAAAGTCTGCTGGTGTTATTGCTCAAGAAGTCGAGAAGGTAATGCCAAGTGCAGTATCAGAAACAACGTTGCCCCTCAAGATGGGTGAAGATGATAAGACTGAATACAAGACAGTGCAATACGATCAACTTCATGGATTAATGATTGAAGCAATCAAAGAGCTAAAAGCTGAAATCGAAGAACTAAAAGCGAGGTAAGTTAGATGGGATTACAATCCAGTGGGCAGATAAGTCTTAACGACGTTAACGTCGAACTTGGCAATAGTGGTACGGCTCAGATTGGTTTAGGTGATAGTTCTGTTCGTGATTTGTTTGATGATGCATCTGGGCAAATATCTATGTCTCAGGGTTATGGTAAGGCTTCCCATTCACCTTGGACAACCACACCTACATTCCAAAACTTTCGCGGAACTACATCTGAAATAAGTGGCACATACACACCCACGTCTGGAACTGTAAAATTTTTAGTTATGATGTGGGGTTCTACTGGTCATGGCGGTAATGTTACAAATTTCAGTAACATGGCGCCAATCGGTGCGGCATCAGCAGGGGGTGCTGGGTATGTCGAAAAGTTATATACGCACAGTGGCGGAACATATTCTTACACATTAGGAAGTCAAGCCGACTACCGAGCAGTTGGTGGTGCTGGTACATCGGCTAGTAGAACTTATGCAAGTACTACTAATTTTAATGGTCAGTTGTATGCTACTGGTACAGGGAATCCAGGCTCAACTGGCGGTACGGCAACAGGCGGTGATTTTAATGCGCCTGGAGGCACTGCAAATTCAAATAGCACTGGGGCTGGTACAGGCTCAAGAACTGGTAATGGGCAAGCAAACGGAGACAATGGTGGAACATCAGTATCAAGTAATGCTGTTAACATAAATTTCTTAGGTTGGAGAGGTTTTGATTGGTCACAGCATTGGGGAAGTACAAGTAGTAGAGGCTCAAGTGGTAGGGGTAAATACCACCCACGTTCTGGTGACGTTTATGGTGGTACGCCTCTTACAACTATGGAGCAAAATTTTGCGGATGTAAATAATTGGGCGAATGCTGGAGCGCCTCAATACAACCTTTCTAACAGCAATAAAGGTGAACCAGCCCAAATACTTATATTAGAATACCATAGCGGCGATAGAGATGGGACATAGATATGAAGCTAATTGTAAATAAAAATACTTCAATCACAAAAGGCGAAGCTCCAAATAACGTTTTACCTAGTGATTTAGACACTAGCGTTTGGGTTTTAGAGGAATACAATCCACAAGATATAGATGACCCAATATGTCCACCACCTTATAATATCTCAGATGATGATACTGGAGTTAAATTTATAGATGGTCAAATTGTTTGGCCTTAATATTAGATGTATTGTTTATAACCCTTAAAATATGCTATAGTAACAGTAACTTATAGAACGAGGTAAATATGCCACTAATACCACTAGACATCCCTGCTGGCATTTACCGCAATGGCACTGAGTTACAAGCATCTGGTCGATGGCGTGACGCTAACTTAATTCGTTGGGTTGATGGTACAATGCGTCCAATGGGTGGCTGGCGTACTCGATCAGATACGGCGGCTAATGCTAAAATTCGTGGCATGATTACTTGGATTGCGAATGACCAAGATCGATACATTGTTGGCGGCACATATAATAAACTTTACAGTTGGACATCCCAAGGCGTGCGCCACGATATAACGCCATCTGGCCTAGCTAATGGTCGTGAGGACGCCGAGGCATTTACAGGATATGGCGGTAGTTACTTTGGGCAGTATGCCTACGGCGTAGCTCGTCCAGACACAGCGAGAATACAGCCTGCAACGTCTTGGTCGCTTGATACATGGGGTGAATACCTTGTCGCCTGTAATGAAGATGATGGAAAAATTTATGAGTGGCAGTTAAGTAATTCCACACCAGCCGCAGTATTAGCAAATGCGCCGACAAGTAATGAGAGCATCGTCGTAACTGAAGAGCGATTTTTGTTTGCATTAGGCGCAGGCGGAAATCAACGCAAGGTGCAGTGGTGTGATAGAGAAGACAGCTCCACATGGACGCCAGCCGCAACAAATGAAGCTGGTGACTTAGAGCTTAACACAAGTGGCAGAATTATGGCTGGCATACGTGTGCAGGGTCAAACTCTAATATTAACAAGCATGGACGCCCACGTAGCAAATTATATTGGCGCGCCATATGTCTATGGCATTGAGCGTGTCGGCGCGAGTTGTGGATTAATAGCAAACAAGGCTGTGGCGTCAGTTGATAAGGGCGCATTCTGGATGGGTAATCACTCATTCTATGCATACGCAGGCGGCGCAGTGCAACAAATCGAAAGCGAAATATCTGACTATGTATTCTCCGATATAAACCGCGCACAAATATCAAAAACTTTTGCAGTGACAAACAGCACATACGGCGAGATATTTTGGTTCTACCCATCTGGATCAAGCACAGAAAATGACAGATATTGCGTTTATAATTATGTTGAGAATACTTGGTACATTGGTGAGCTAGGCAGAACTGCTGGTTATGATATGGGTACATACAGACAGCCTATTTGGGCAAGCGCAGAAAACAACAAGTTGTACGAGCATGAGATTGGCTTTGATTATGGCACACTTGCGCCGTTTGCTGAAAGTGGCTCAATTGCGCTAGGCACTGGCGAGAATGTAATGTCAGTTACAGAAATGATCCCAGATGAAAAAACGCAGGGCGACGTCACAGTTACATTTAAGACGAGGTTTTACCCTAACGGCGAAGAGCGCTCATATGGTGCGTTCTCTATGTCCAATCCAACGTCACTGAGATTTACAGGCAGGCAAGTTAAACTTAGAATTGACGCGGCTAACTTATCTGATTGGCGTGTCGGCATTAATAGACTTAATGTTACGGCTGGTGGGGCGAGATGAGCGAACAACCACAGAAAGCCCCAGACGTTATCGGCAACGATTGGCGGACGTGGGGTCGAAGGCTTGTTCAGCATTTATCACAAACACGATCTGCATTGGTTCAGCAGAACGGAGAAGAAAACGCATCTGACGATGCAACTCTTATGTGGAATAGGATTTACAAATATCCTGTCGTGTCAAAGGGTGGAGAATTTCGTCAAATTGTTGTTGAGGGTGGACACGCTAATTTTATTAAAACATCAGATGTTACACCAGTTGCGGCAGATACGGCATACAAGCTGACCTATGACGCGCCATCTGGCAATTCAAGAATTACGCAAGGCACGCCGACAAGCAGAATTGTGTTTGAGGAAGCTGGCGAATATGTTGTATCGTTTTCTGCACAAATATCATCGACAAGCTCAAGCACAGTACACTTTTACTTTTGGCCTAGCGTCAATGGCACTGCCGTAGCAAATAGCGCTATGACTACTGCAATGCACCAAAATAATGCCACAATGGTGACAAGTCGAACACAAATATTTACATTGGCGGCTGGAGATTATCTTGAGGTAAATTACATGATGGATAACATAAATGGCTTTTTAAATTACACTGCGGCGTCTGGATCAGTGCCAGCTTTACCAGCCTCTACACTATCTATAACGAGGACACATGGATGAAATAATTGAAAATTGCAGGGAATGGATCGAGGCCGCTTTGGAGTATTCTGGCGGTACTCACGATTTTATTCATGTAGTTGAAGGCATTAAGGCAGGCACAATGCAACTTTGGCCTACACCAAGGGGGTGCATCGTGTCAGAAATTGTGTTATACCCAAAGGTGAAACATCTAAATATTTTCCTTGGCGGCGGCGAGTTGGATCAAATAATGGATATGCACACTGACGTAATTAATTGGGCAAAGGCTCAAGGGTGTTCAGCATTGACGATGACAGGTCGAGCTGGATGGAAAAAACCACTATCGGAACATGGTTGGGATCAACTGCATTCCTCATACATTAAGGAGTTAAAATAATGTCAGGCGGAAAAGGTGGCTCAACCACTTCAGAAATTACAATACCAGATTATATTGAAAATGCGGCTAGGGCAAATTTAGCAAAAGCTGATGATATATCTCGCGTAGGTTACACGCCATATTATGGCGCTGATGTTGCGGCATTCAACCCAATGCAAC